TCTTCCCGGGTATCGGTTTCAACGTAATGGCCCATTTGTCACGTTCGCCGTCGCTCCAACGCGTAAAATACCACGGACGAGACCAGCACCACATGCACTGCCCCATAGTCCCGTCAAGTGCCGCCGGGCTTCCGTCCTCAAAACGTGTGGAGTCTTTCGGATCGAGCTTGCGCATGGTGCGGTCGTCCGCTACCAGGTAACGCCCAAGACCCAGGGTTTCGGGCAGTTTCTTTAATGCTTCCAGGGAACCAAACCAGCCGGCGGCTTTTGTCGTGGCGTTGGTGCTGTTCCACCAGCGACCGGCTATCGGGTTGCCCGCTTCCGACACGGCGCGCTCAAGCTCCATGCGGTGGGTTTCTCCTGTTTCGTCCATGACTTCTATCTGCATGGCGCTGAGCTCTCCGACTGCCGGGTCCAGTTCATTGATTCGCTTTCCATTTTCAAAGGCTGCCAACAACTTTGTCAGCTTGGCCTCCTGTTCTTCTGTAAATGCCATTTTAATTACTGTTTAATGGGTGTTTAATATTCGTTGCTGTATATTTCATAATCTTCATCGCTTACCGCGCTGATGCTTACAGCCTGATAATTCGATTCTGTCGCCTGTGTCGCTGAATAACTTTTGATTACGATTTTCGTAATGTCGAATATATCCAGGAAGGCGCTGTAAACTTCCAACGGTTTCTTTTCTTCCAGGAACTCACAGAGACGGCGCATTTCTTCATCCGGGTAGTCGTCGGTGATTACTCCACCGCGCAAGGCCTGTACACCTACCACGATATTGACCGCCCAGTCTCCGGCGTTTATGTATTCTTTCACCGTGCCGTCACGCCCGACAAGCCCTGTGCTCACGATTCGGCGTTCGCGGCTGACTGCCGCCACCGCGTCCGTGATTTCAAGTTCCGCCCCGTCCTCACGCCGAAGTGTCAGCGTGCAAAGGGCATAACGACCCTCCCAATATGAGCGGTCGGTTATGGGTGCGCCTATCTCATGGGTGGTAATGTCTGCACCGCGACCCTCCCAGCTTGGGGCTTCACCTGTTCGCCCGGGCTTGAACCGTACAAGCGACTTGGCGGCGAACTGTGCCGCTCCAAGGGCCATAAATGATATGCTTACAGGTAGTTTCATTCTGTCGCTAATTGGGTGTCGTTGAGCGCGCCCATAAGTGCCTCGGCCACTTGCTCGCGGATTCGCTCAGTGCTTTCCGTAAGGGTGGACGTATGCAGTTCGATACGCTCAACCAATTTTTCTATATTGATGGTTACGTTGCGGATTTTACCGACTCCGCTGTCCCCGCCGCTTCCGCTTCCCAGACCTGCGTTTGCCAAGCCGCCACCGGTTGGATCCGTTGTGGGGACTTCTACCGCGGGAACTGTGGCAGCGGTTCCGTTGGTCGTTTGTTTCTTCCCCTTTTCAGCCGCCTGTTTCTTGGCAGACTCCGCCATTTCTGCATCGTATGCCCTGTTAAAGGCTTGACCTACCTGTTTGCCATAGTCGGCATAACCGGCCTTTAACTTGTTCAATGCTGCCGATATTCCGGAAGCATCCAGGTTGAATGCGGCTTTAATCAGGTCGCCAATAGCCCCAAAGGTTTGTTTGGCAAGTTCTCCAATGCCGGAAAAACAGGCTTTGAAAGCCGCCCATGTTCCTTTGAGCACTGCCCTGAATTTGGCTGATGTATTCCAGAAGTAAACGCCTACGGCTATAAGGGCGGATATGGCCGCCGCTATCCAACCGACTATCGGTATGCTGCTTATGGCTACCGATACGGCCCGGCAGGCTGTGGTCGCTGCTGTGGAAAAAACACCAAAGGATGTCGAGGCTATGGTGGAGAAGGTGGCAGAAGCCGTGCCACCGGTTACAAAGGACAACACCAATGCGCCCAATCCCTTAAGGGCATTGAAAAGGCCCACAGTGGCAAAGCGCAAAACGGCAAGGGTGGCTCGTGTAATGTTTATCAGAAAACCATTAGAAGCAAACTGTCCCGTAATTAGTTCGCGGTTCATAAATGCCATTTGCAAACGGGCAACATAAACAGCCCCTTTTATTCGAGTCCACATGCCTGCCCAATTAAGCCCCTTTACCCACAACATCGCTTTACCAACACCCAAAATAAGCGGCATAAGTTGGGCCAACGGCATAGCAATATTATAAAGTACACCTGCCCAAAGGGTCAAATCCCCTGTAAGCTGAAATACTGATATTTTCAAATCCTCAATTTTCTGGTTAAATACCGCTTGCCGTTCTGCATAACTCTGCATGACGATAGCCGCTTGGTCCGTTGCGCTGTTGGTGCCCGTAACCGCTTCTGTAAAGCCGTCCAAAGCTTCCGTCCCCTGTATCAGGGCAAGAGCTGCGTTGGCGTTCTCTACTCCAAAGAACTTGGATAAAAGAGCGCTGTCGTTAAGCATTGGCTTCAGCATTTCGAGTCTTTCTTTCAATGTCTTGGAAGTGTCACCCAATGCCACCACGTCAATGCCAGCCTTTTGCAGTTCCTCGGCGGCCTGCTTCTCTATGAAACGGCCTTTGCTGAGTTGCCCCAGCACATTACGAAGGGCAACGCCGCCCTCGCTCGCTTTCTTGCCTGCTTTGTCAAGTACCTGGATTGCGGCGTTGGTTTCCTCAAAACTGACGTTGGCGGCTTTCGCGGCCATACCACACTGCTGCAAGGCGGCCGATATGGCCGGAAGTTCTGCCGATCCCGCCTGTCCTGCCGCTGCCATAACATTCATCATACGCGCCATTTCTTCACTTGCCCGGGTCGGGTCCTCCAGACTGACACCGTACTGGTTCATGGCTGTGGTCAGTACCTGAGCGGCTGCCACGCCGTCTCCGCCCATTAGTTTGCTGGTGGTCTGTATGCAGTCTCCCATAGCTCGCAGCACATCGGGGTATTTACCCAGTTCCGGACTCAACTGTGATAAAAGAAGCTTGTACCCCTCTACCGCTACACTTGCGTCCGTACCGAACGCCTTGGCACTGTCACGGGCAAAACCCTCGATCTGTTTCAGGGTTTCACCGGTAACACCGGCAACCGCACTAAGGTCGTGCATCTGGCTGTCAAGTCTAATACCTGACCCGCTTAATGTCTCTGTCGCCTGGTTCAGCCCCTCAATGGCGTTTTTGACCAAATCAATACCGGCAAGCACTGTAGTAATTTTGCCTACGGCATTCTGCGCACCGTCAACCTTTGCGGTAAAGTCGCCGGTTGCAGTGCTCATTCCGTTTATTGTAGCGGTATAATTGCCGCCAATATTAAAAATATAGTCAAATACACTCGCCATATCGATTATATTTATTATATTTGTAACGTGTTAATACTGATACAATATGATTGGTTTTTTACTCAAAATAATTGGTTACGGGGTCTTGATATTTGGGATATTGGGAATATTGCTTTATATGATAGACCTTATCCGTTTCGGCTTGTCCAAAGACGGTAAAGGTGCTCCGCTCCCTTGGTGGGTTTTCTGGCGTTCTTAATGCGGGCCCTCACCAAATAAAGACGCTATCATTTCAGCATGGTTTCTATTACGCCAGCGCTCCAGCCATAGGGCTTGATTATAAAGCGCTGCCCATTCTTCCTCTGTCTCTATATCATCACTGTTTACATGAAGGTTTGCCCGGATAAGGGCGCACCCCTTGGCGAACGTGTCCTCCGTATCTACGTCGGCCAAAGCATGCGCCTCTACAAGTTTTTTAGGGAACCCATGCAACCGTTTACCAACTTGCCGAGCTGGACCTGCACAGCCATAAAAAGGACTGCATCATCGCGAAGCTCCGCACTGCCTCCCAACCAGCAATTATCAAACAGCACCTTTCCGGCTTCCACTTCATCTGTCTTTGATATTTTTGTTATTGCCTTGATTGTGGCAAAATCCGGGCGTTTGAAATAGCCCACATGGGTATCCTCGCCGTCCACAATATCCACACGGAAGACTTTACGGTGCTTGGATTTCATTGCTTCCACCTGCTCGGGAGTGATACCGCCGTCAAAGGTTGTTCTTGCTTCTTTCGTTACTTCTTTCATATCGTTTAAAGGGTATTTAATCGTTTTTTATTGACTGCCGGTAGCCGTCAGGGATTCGCACCTGACGGCTGCCGGTTGTTGTATTTCTATTATGCCTTTGGACCGCCCCATTCTATGTGTGAGGGTACGATCGGAAGTTCGACCTCCTGCCCCGTGTCGCCCTCTTTCCACTTTCTGGAGTTCCCCGAAAACTGACAGTTACGGATTTTGTCAGTTACTATCAGCCCGCTGTCAGGAATATACTGTACTATGATATCGAAAGGCGGAAGGTCTTGCAGTCGCCCGTTGGGGGCTTGTGCCTGCAATGCCTGTACTTCTTCCTGGTAAAGTATCAGTTTACCGTTAGGGGTAATTCTGCCTTTGGCACGCCCGACCGGGTGGCGGCCTGCACCGTACTTGTTTACCACCTCCTGCTCGTCGCCATATTCTACGCCCACAATGCCCGTAACAGGCACACCACCGATAAGGGTGACAATATCTGCCCAGGAGCACAACATGCCGTTAACCAAAGGTGTTCCGTTATTTATAACACTTGCCATTACTCTTGTTTTTTAGGTTGCTTAAACGCTTTTTGCAAAGCCGATTTTAATATTGATATGGCGGATTACTGGGCTGGCCACATTCTTGATGACAATATCAAGGGTGCCGGTGCTTGCCACGTCCTGGTCGGGATCAATGTCTGCCTTGTAGCCGCTCAGCTCGCCGGCACGTTCCATCTCCTCGAGGGCAAGATTCGCCACCGTGATAAGGTTCTCGACGCTGTAGCTGGCAAGTCTGCCGCTTTCAGCATCTACATAAACGTTGCCGCCAAGTTCCGGAACAATGTATTTGCGGATTCCGCGGACGGCTTTATCCATGGTACGCACGCTTTCGATGGCCGCGTAGTCACTGGTGGCTTCGTCCATGGTGTGGCTGTCATTCATGTAGCTACCGGTCTGTCCGGGCTGCGTCACAAAGAAAAGGTAACGGGCGGTGTCCAGCTGCTCGATGAGCGCTTTGTCCATATCCCTGTAAAGGGTGCCGTCCCCGAATGCCGGCAGGGTTATACCTGTCGGGAACTCACGGACCCAGGCGATGCATTGGTGAACCTTGGCACGGCTCAGAAGCCCCAAAACCGTACCCAAGCCGCTGACGCTGCTCTTGGCGGAGTTGGCCTTGTCCTTGTAGAGGGTGGCACCGGTTCCGCTGCCTGCCTGGCAGATTACCACGCTTACACGGCTTTTGCCTGTGCCGGCCGCTTCCTTGGTAATTTGCTTTATACTCGTAACTTTTGGGGCGTAGAGGATAGACAATTCGGCCGCCTCGGCTGCCAGTGCGTCACCTATGCCCTGTAAGGTCACAATGTCGTCGGCACTCATGTTACGGTCGCCACACCACACGGCTATCTGACGGATTCGGCCGCCTGCAAAATTCTGTACCGTCTTAAGCTCGGCAAACGTATAATTGTCGCTGATGGTCGGTTTGGCGAAAAGTCCCACATAAAGGCTTACAGCCGGATTCACGCGGTAAATCTCGCTGAGGTGGTAATGCAACACTTTGACTGCCCAGCTGGTGGAGTCGGCTGTTATTCCGGCCGCCTCGGCTGCGTCTATCGTGGAAAGGGCCTGCACATGCTCGGTCTTGAAGTTCTCCGGAAGTTCGGCCTCCGGAAGGTAAGCGACAAAACCGCTGATATGGTCCTCGCCAGGCAAAGTCTTGGGGACATTGCCGTTGGTTCTGTTGATTGTTAGTTTGGTGCTCATTCTGCCGTTACTTTAATGATTCCTTTGTTCTTCAAATTGACGGCATGGGCTTTGGCGTCTCCCTGTTCCGGGAAGCACTGGCCGTCGTCAGTCACCCACACAACGGGCAGGCTGTGACGCTTGCACGCTTCAATCCCTACCGCCTTGAGCATTGATGGGGCTTCTGCCTTGGCCGCTTTCTGATTTTTCGGCTTTGCTCCATCCTTGGCCTTTTCTTTGGGTTTGGCTTCCTGCTCCCTTGATTCTTCTGTTTTATCCTGTACCGCCTCTTCCGGTACTTCCTGGGGATTCTTTACTTCTTCTTCGTTTTCCATACTGCTATAGTTTTTTTTAATTTGACAAATATCCATAAGGCTGCCGCCAATACGGTTAAAGCAGCACCCCACATAACGCCTTTTTTCATGCGTTCCCAAAGACTTGCCGGCTTTTCGGCCACTACAACCGCCTCGGACAGTTCCCCGCCGCTATACACCTGTTTCTCGGTCAAATCGGTAGTCTCCTGCTTGCGCAGGTCCTCCACTTCCCGCGTGGTTCCGGTGCGGTCGGTACGTTGCTTGATGCGTGCCTTTACGGGAAGGGCTCCGGTGGTGGGGTCCGGTTCTCGGTCGGTATCATAGATTTCTATTTCCGTCACCGTCACACTCTCGTCGGTTTCCTCACGCGCCTTTGTCTGTTCCTGCTGCTCCTGCTTCACTTCCTCTCGGGTGGTCTCCGTCTCGGTCTGCTTTTCTTCCCTGGTGGTTTGTTCCACCTGACGGTAAGAGGAGCAACTCGTATTTGACAGGGCAACGGTCAACATGAGGACAGCCCCAAACGCGCTCCAATGCCGCATTAAGCCTTTGTACGTCATTTCTTAATTTGTTTATTTCGTCTTGCAGCGGCGGTACTATCGACTGCATCAGGATGTCCGAAGCCTGGCGCACGTTTTCAAGTTCATGGCTTTTTACTTCTGCTATTTTGTCGTTGAGTTCAGCGCGGATCTTGCCAACCTCGGCCTCATATTTCGCACGCTCGACCCTCCGGCCTAACCACGACCCTATAGGGCCTGATACCGCCGCGACAAGCGCCGATACAATGATAGTTACTATTTCGCCGCTCATTCACGTTTTTACTGTTTAATACCTATGGATTCCAGCCACTCCGATACTTCAAAGCTCGGGCAGGCTTTCGTCCATTCATTTGGTTCCACTTTTCCGTTTCCGTTCCGGTCGGGGCTCAAATCTCGGTGTCCTATGATTTTAACATCGGGGTGGCGCCTGTGGAAGTCCTGTACATATTCCGCCATGGCACTGCGTTGGGCAGGTGTGCGGGTGTCTTGCGGGGTCTTGCCGTCTTTGGCTACACCACCGGCATAGACTATATGTCGGCTTACACTGTTGAAGCCTGCCGCTCCGTTGGTGACTTCCCAGCCGTCCACGTAGGCATCCTCATTATTCTTAACAAGGCGTTCTCGGGTCCCGTCCAGTCTGAAAAGGTCTGTATATCCGACCTGACGCCAACCGCGCCCCTGAGGCTTGGGGGAGGTGTGCATTCGCCGTATGTCGGCGGCGCTCACATCCCTGCCCTCCGGGGTGGCTGTGCAGTGGATAACCAGATACTTTAATTTCTGCTTTCCCATAACTTTACATTATTAGGCGTGCGGTGCGCTTACAATCGCGCCGCTTACTTTGGTTTTGGTTAATGGCAGACAGATACCCCACTGGGTAAAGTTCACCAAATTGCGGTGATAGAGAGGGTCTTTCTGCGCCTCACTGTGATAGAATTTCGTTGAGCCGTAGGCTTTCATCGTTCTGCCGGCATAGAAGGCAACCGAAGCGCGGGCGTCGCCAACTCCTGCAACTGCACCCCAGGCCTTTTTCTTGCCGGTGCTCATGGTGTAGTATGGCGTGCCGTCATATTCGTAGATGTCAAAACCGTACAGGCGGCAGATTTTGCCGTCGGTCTGGTTAATGTTGTATTGCTCCTTGAACTTCTGCTCGGTCTCCAGCAAGTCATTAACGTGGTCGGAACAAAGGACCAAAATACGATCCTTGCCGGGAATACGCATTTTGTCAAATTCGCGCTTCATTGCCAGAAGGTCGTTAAACGTCATTTTCTTGCGGGTCCCGTCACTTGCTCCGGTGGTCTTGATTACAGGGATATCGGTTCCCTTTTCGTCAGGGGCAAGGGCATGGATTGCCTTTTCTGCGATTTTCTCACGCAATGCGTCGCGGTGGCGTTCCTGCACGCTGGCCATTTTATCATAGCTGCAAGCATGCAGCTCATCATCGGTCACCGGGGTTGCGGTCGTATCGAACCTGTCCAATGAAATGGGTTTGTCTGCATCTTCAAGGGCTTCAATATTGAGCGGATAGGTTTTGTTATTGACCAAAACGGTAGGGTCACCGCCTATTTCAACAAAGTGGATAACGTCATTTTCCACGTATTGGTTATAAGAGCGGATACGCTGCATCCAGCCCAACGCCTCGGGCGCGGTACGGAACGCCTTGATCATCTCACCGGTCCACACTTCTGTAAGCACCCCGGCACGTAATGCACCGGAAGGGGCGAACTGTCCAGCCAACATGGCCACGACATTACCGGCTACCGCTCCGGCTCCTACAGGAACTCCAACGACTGCCGCACATGCAGCACCGGCAGTACTGTTAAATGCTACCGCGCAAACCATGGTCAGCACGGCAAATAATGTTTTCTTCAAAAAATTGCTTTTTGCGTTCATTGTTGTTTAATTGTTGGTTGTTAATTGGTATCAGTCTTTCAATACCGGACATTCGATGCCATATTCAGCCTTATACAGCTGGGCATATTTGGTCGGATCGTCTTTTCTCAGGGTCAGCAGCTCATTTTCGGGCACCTCGCTGAGTTTGGTGTACTCCTTGGCCGGTGCTGCGCCACCCGGTGCGCTTTCTCGTTTAAGGTTGATTACTTCCGTAGGCTTCTGCTGCGGTGCCATAAGCTTAAGCGTGTCGGTCAGGTTCTGCAACCCGGCTGACTTGCCCAGGGTGATAAAGTGGTCGCGGTTCTCTGCCAGAATACGCCTTTCGGCGATGGCTGCGTCCACGGCTGACGTAACCGCCGCCAGCTGGATGGTTTCTGCCTGGTCGGCTCTCTCTTTGAGCAGACGCAGACTTGCCAGCGCCTGCTCCTCGGTCGCTGTTTCAGGCAGGCCGAGCAGGATTAAAAATTCCTTGTTCATTTGGTTTTGTTTTATTGATTTATTGTTTTGTTCCTCGCCAGGGGCGGGGTCGTTCTTTTCAAGTTTGAGCATGGGGAGATTCGGGTGTTCTTCTCCGGCTGAAAGGGTCAGCAGTTGGCCGGAAGCGTACAACTGCAAGGCTTCATCATTACTGCCCATATCAACGATACTGACTTCAACCAGACGGCTGCGGGTTACAGTGGCACGGGTCTGGCCGTCCAATACCAGGGCGGGGTCGTCGCTTACTTCCAGAGGTTCAAGACCTGCGGAAGCCATGCGCAAGAAACCGTTTTCCCATTTACTCTCTACCTGCTTGGCAAAAGGGTCGTTCTGGTCAAATACCGGAGTGCCTATCAGTTTGGCACCGTCGCGGCGCAGGTTCTCGATTCTGCCGATGGGACCTGCTGTTCCCTGGTAGTTCCTGCGGTGCATCCACAGCAGTATAGGGTTGCGCTTGAACTGCTCCAGGTCTATACCGTCGGTCAGTATGCGCGTGCCGTATGAGTTTACGGCTTCAGTGGATATTATTACTTCTTTCATTCGTCAAAAAAATAAAGCCGGCGGCCCGCGTAACGCCGCAATGGTGATGGAGGGTGGTATGCGCTCGGGGCACCGGCTTGTTAATCAATCTTTATTACCTTACCTGATTGTTGTTGCGGAGGCGGGATTCGAACCCGCGACCTTTGGGGAATGAGCCCAACGAGCTGCCTCTGCTCTACTCCGCGATGTCGTTCAATGCTGCAAAATTGCAACTACTTTAACCCATGGCAAAAAAGGGTGTGAACTCTTTACACTCTTTTTTATGATACCCTGATTTTAGGCCAATTTTGCAGCATGAAAGCGCGCCCGCAGTGGGTGCGCTAATCGTTATAAATCATCTTTAAACATGAATGGCAACTAAAAAGGAACTGGAAAAAATGCGTGAGCACGCACGCCTCCTCTTCATGCAAGGGGAACCGCAAAAGGTCATAGCCGAAAAGGTGGGCGTATCTGCACAGACGATTACAAAATGGGTAAATGACGGAGACTGGCAGGCGGCACGCTCTGCGGCTAACATTACACGGCCGGAACTTGTAAATAAAATTTTGAAAAGTATAGATGTATTGGTCGAGGACCTTGTAAACGAGCCAAGCCCGGAAAAGACGGCGGCAGCAGCGGATAAACTGGTGAAGTTTGCCGCTACCATTGAAAGACTGGATAAGAAAACGTCCGTAGTAGATATTATAGAGGTCTTTATGGCTTTCAGCAAATGGCTGCAATATCGTATGAGCTTCGACCCGAATGTAACCCCCGAACTGATACAGACAATAAACAAATATCATGACCTGTTCATTTCCGAACAGCTCCAAAAAGGTTTTTAATCTATGACAACAAAAGCGGAATTACTAAAGGCTCAAGAAAAGTGGAAACAGCACTGTGAAACGGTACAGGCTGCAACGGCCGTTAATATCAATGAAACGGAAGCGCAGCGTCTGGCACGTATCAGGCATTTACGCGCAGACTATGCCGCTTTTGTGGACTACTACTTCCCGCACTGGACCGTAAACCCGGAAACCGGCAAATCAACACCTTGCGCCCCGTTCCATATTGCCGCCGCTAACAAAATTCTAAAAAACAGGAACCTTAAAGCGGCTTTCCAATGGCACCGCGGGGCTGCAAAATCCACCAACATGGACGTATTTGTCCCCATGTGGCTGATGATTCAGGAACGAAGGGAAATTAACGTCATGGTACTGGTCGGCAAGTCTGAGGAGAACGCCAAGACCTTGCTCGGTGACATTCAGGCCGAATTACAGTATAACCAGCGGTACATACACGACTTTGGCGAACAGTATAACGTAGGATCCTGGGAAGAGGGCGAATTTGTGACACGCTCGGAAGTGGCGTTTTTCGCCCGTGGTCGCGGACAGTCACCGCGTGGTCTGCGCTATCGCTCGCACCGTCCGGACTACGTCATTATCGACGACCTCGACGATGACGAACTGGTGGAAAGCCCGGCACGTGTCAACAAATTGTTTGACTGGTTACGCTCGGCTCTGTTCGGAACGCTCGACGGCGGACGTGGCCGCTTCATCATGGTGGGCAACCTCATTGCCAAAAATTCGGTACTGGCCAAGTGGTGCGACATCAAGTCGGTACATGTTACCCGCGTGAACATCTACGACAACAAGGGTAATATTTCGTGGGCTTCCAAATGGACGCAGGGGGAAGTGCGCGACATTGAAATGGTTGTCGGTTACAGGGCTTTTCAGAAGGAATACATGAACAACCCGATAATAGAGGGTGCCGTGTTCAAAAATGAGTGGATCCGCTGGGGCAAACGCCCGACATGGAACAAATTCTCGGAAATTATTCTGTACATAGACCCCTCATTCAAAGGCTCGACCAAAAACGACTTCAAGGCGGCAAAACTGTGGGGTAAGGCAGGAACGACACTTTACCACCTCCGCGCCTTTGTCCGGCAGTCTTCCGTGGCCGAAATGGTGCGCTGGTGCTATGACCTCTACGAATGGTGCAGGGAGCAAGGTATTTCCCCACGCTGGTACATGGAGGCGAACTTCATGCAGGACACCATTTTGGACGAGTTCCGACGTGAAGGGGAACTCCGCGGCTATCAGCTGCCCATTACAGGGGACAAACGTAAAAAGCCTGATAAATTCCAGCGTATTGAAGCTATCAGCCCGCTTTGGGAGCGTGGCTTCGTGGTATATGATGAGACCCAACGAGACGACCCGGACATGCTGACAGGTATTGACCAGACACTTTCATTTGAAAAAGGAATGCGCGGCCACGATGATGCCCCCGATGCCGACGAGGGCGCTATCTGGATGCTACAGCGCGACACACGCACTAAATCGTTTAACCCCTCTTTCGGCAGGAGGACAAATGCAAAAAATGTATCATGGTAATTATGGACTATTTACGCGCCTGTGTTTTCAACTGGCGCAAAAAGAAGGCTATCAGACAAGCCAAACGAGATGCCAACCTGTACGGTAAAAAATACCTGGTGCTCGTACATAACGGGCGCCCTGTATGTGTATCTATGCAAGCCATTAAAACGCTAATCAGAAAACACCGTTTTGCCCGTGGCTTCACTGCCGAAACGGCCAGAAAGATAGCCATTTTTGAAGCGAACCCCTCTAAATAATATGCCTATGTTTTTGACTGTTGAAGATTACCGCTCTGTCTGCGATACTTACGAATTTGAGCAGATAACAGAGGACCAGGCTACACGCATGGCCGCCGAAGCTGCCGCACTGGAGGAAATTTCCTCTTATCTGCGTGCACGCTACGACATGGACCGCGTGTTTGCCGCTTCCGGAACCTGCCGCAACCCGATGGTCGTGCAGTGTGCCGTTAATATTTCCCTATGGCTGATGGTGCACCGACTGCCGCAAAATATGGGCCATGAACGCCGGGAATGCCTGTACAACGACTCCATTAAATGGCTGCGCGATGTACAGGCTTCCAAAGCTTCGCCCGACCTGCCTGTCTATGTCAGTGAGGAAGGAGAAACCGATACGCACAACCCGATACGCACAGGCTGCATGAAACCAAACCGATACGATTATTAAAAACCATTTAAACGCTGTTTAAACAATGTTCAGACTATCCGCAAAAATAGAGATTCAAAGCGACCGTACGTGGTCTGTTGAATGCGTTACGGCTGTGGAAATTGTGCGGGACACGGACAAACTGACGACCGAAGCAAAAATCACTTTGCCCAAAAAATTAAAGTGGGACGGTTCGGAAAAGATACCGGTCAAGCGCGGCGACAAAGTAACCATATCACTGGGCTACGATGATAACCTGCAAACGGCTTTTTCCGGGTTTGTCCGTGATGTGGGCTTCAAAACCCCGGTAGTCATAACCTGCGAGGATGATATGTTCAACCTGAAACAGATGCCGGCAAAGAAAATGGCTTACCGTTCTGTAACGCTTGAAAAACTGCTCAAGGACCAGGGCATTTCTTACAGGCTCAATGTCATGGGGGAACAGTCGCTCGGGGCTTACCGTGTAACGGCTGACACTGTGGCCGCCCTGCTTGGCAAACTTTCCCAGCAGGGCATACGCTCGTTTTTCCGCTATGAGGAAGGGGAACCGGTTCTGTACTGCGGTGTATTGTTTGAACGCGACAACAAGCCCTCACAGGTTTTCAAAACCGGGTTTAACATCATTTCCGACCAGAACCTGAAACAGCAGAAGGCGGAAAATATGCGCTTGCGCGTTAAAGCTATCAGCCTCATGCCGGACAACAAGAAAATAAAGGTCGAAGCAGGGGACGCGGACGGGGAACAACGCACGCTGCACACATACAACAAGACAGAAAGCGAACTGAAAGCGTGGGCACAGCAGGAAATAAAACGCCTCAAAAGGGACGGGCTTTCCGGCTCGTTTACCACGTTTGGGCATACACTGGTCGACTGTCTGGATGCTGTCGGCATTATCATTGACGGCACAAAGATGGGCGTGTACCAGGTGAAAAAGAATGTAATTAAATACGGCGATACCGGCTACAGGCAGGAAATTACCCTCGGGCTGCGTATCGGCTAAATTCTAACGTAATGGACAATATCAAAGACGCGATAAGGAAATTGGCACAGCAGGACGGTGAAACCGTTGCCCTGGTCTGCACTGTGGACGCTGTGGATAAAAAAGCCCGTACCATTGACTGCACCCCGGTTAATGAAGGTGCGCCACTGCTTGGCGTGAACCTACAGGCGAACCAGAGCTCTGATTTCGGACTGGTCATTTATCCGGAAAAAGAGGCGTTTGTTGTGGTCGGTTTTATGGCTGACGGTGCCGCCGGGCTGATGCTGGCCACCGACAAAATAGAGTCGGCCGAAATGGTGATCGGGGAAACTGCCGCCGTTATCGATGCGGAAGGCATTCGGCTGAAAACAGCCCAAATGTCAGCAGACATCAATAAAAGCGATATCATATTCAACGGGGGTAAACTGGACGGGCTGGTCGTTATCCAGAAACTTACCGACAAACTGAATGAGTTGAAAGATACGGTTAACAGCCTTATAAATGCCTATAACAACCATACGCACATTACAACTGCTACGGTTGGAACCGGACCGGCTGGCACCATAAGCCCGACAACAAGCAAAGCCCAAACGGCCAAGCCGTTTAAAAAGTCAGATTACGAAAATACAAAGATTAAGCAATGATTATTACAGGACTTCAAATCAACACGGAAACGGCGGACCTGCTCGTTCATCACCGCGCTGCCGTCGTCGCAGAGGCTTCCGGCTTCATTGCCGAAACGGTCCTCCGCGCCATGCCAGGAGATTTCAAAGAAATGCCACTGCTGGGGGCTGACGCTCCCGGAATGCTTGCCGCAAACCGCGACAAATTCTGGCCGGGAAATACGAAAAAGATGCTGCGTGCCGTCGGTCTCGATGTCGCAAATATAACTGTTGCCGATAACGGCGTAATTACAATATCATAGCTATGGAAATAAAAGTAAAAGACCGCCAGTCGCTCATAGATATTGCCATTATCGCCCTTGGCTCTGCCGAGGGGGTGTTCTCCCTGATAAGGCGTAACGGCTTATCACTGACAGACACCCTGGCGGACGGCCGGGTTCTGGAATATGAAGCCGACGACATAGTAGCCCCGACCATTCGCGAAGCCTACAGCGTGCGAAAACTCGCACCGGCAACCGATATCGGCCGTTTGGAATTTAACTACCTCATGTCCGCCACGTCTCCGGGCAAAGTTACCGGTTCTGTCGTCGTCAGACCTCACCGTTCCGAACAAATGCTCATTGACCCGCTGGGGGATGCGCTGGCAGATATAATGGCAGGACGGCCACCGAAAGAAAACGCGCAGATTCACCTCACACGTATTTTCCAAAATCCGTTTGACGATACTTTCGCATAATTTAAATTTTTATCAGAATGAAAAATATTACGCCTATCCAAGTGCCGCAGCTTAATACGGCCGAACTCGCGGCCCGTGCCGTTGCCATTCGCGACGCGGTGGCGGCCAAGACGGTGACAGCACAGCAGGTGGGGTCACTATTCTTTGAATTGGTGGAACACTGCGGTAATGTGCGCGATGCGCTCGCTTTGTTCATTGAAACGAATATCCCGGAAATTCAGCAGGATATCGACACCCGTTTGGCCGGGGTGGATGATGCCGTGGCAAAAGCCGCCGCGGAACTCCAGAAGTCGGAAGCTGCCCGCGCCCTGGTGGAGTCGCTGGTGGCTTCGCTGTCCTCGCAGAACCTGGCCGCACCGATTCGTATTGATATTAAACAGTGCCCGGGCTCTGTCACGGTTACAAACACCATGCTGCCGAAAATCAAAGCGGAACTGTTCCCGCGATTCGGACTGGGTTCGATTTTCTTTTATGCCGACAATTCGGCGGCAAGGGTGACACCGGACGGGGAAATTGTTCCCATGGAAGAAGGAACGGCACGCATTTACGCGGTGGCTACCGGAAACACCGGCATTTACCGCACTTTGACCATTGAAGTGGTTCCGCCACGTCTCAGGCTTTGCGCCTCTGACGGTCTCCGCCTCGATGCTAACGGAAATTTAAGATTTACATAATGGAACAGATCCGACATATCAACTATAAAAGCGACTTTATCCTCCGTGAACGCTTCCGCAATGCTTCCGGGGATATTGTCGCTTTGCCGCCTGATGTGGACTTCTGCATTGAATACCGCACCAGGCACGGGCATATTTTCACGGCTTCACGCACCGGCGGCATTTACAGCAACTGCACACCGGACGGGGACGCATTGTTGGTCATTTTCAAAGGCCACGGACTTTGTGAAGGTGATTTGTGCCGGGAACTGCACCTCAAGCTCGTTAACGACCTTATGCCGGACGGGCTGCAAAGTGTCTATTACCCGGAAAAAATCAGCGTTAACCTTTGGCACCTTGCCACCGACACGGACGGCGTGGTGGAATGTGATGCGCTCGCAGCCTACACGCGGGGGCTGCCGTTCACTTATGAGGACTTCACCCCTGAACAGTTGCAGAAACTGAAAGGGGAAAAGGGGGACCCGTTCACTTTTAAGGACTTCACGGCCGCACAAATAGAAATGCTCAAGCAACCGGCTACCGAAGCCGCCAAACGTGCCAATACGGCCGCAGATAAGGCGAATAAAGCCAGCGGGGATGTTTTGGATAGTGCCCTGGAACTCGAAAGGGTTTCCGGCAAGGCGGTAGCAGACTGCAATACGGCGACGCAGAAAGCGAACTCGGCAACTGCCGGAGCAAAGGTGGCGACACAGAACGCCCAGACGGCTGCCGTGAATGCACAGGCTGAACAGGCATTGACGGAACAAACACGCCTTAAACTGGAAGAAGTGGCAGACCGTGCGGAACTGGTGGCGATGCCTGTTCCCTCCGGGCTGCGTGTTGAAGCCCCGGCACCTGTAACTATCGGCAACCGGATACCACGTTATATTGAGGCTAAGGTGCTGCCATATTCTGCCCTGCAAAACATCATTTACCAAGCGGACGGGACGGCTGCCTACATTGAACCAGACGGGCGCATTGTTCCAAGGGAACCAGGAACCGCAAGGGTGCATGTGATACCCACCGGCGGCACGAAGTATTACAAGACCGTCACTCTTACCGTTGTTGCACCGCGTTTAAGGCTGTCGGCACCTGACAGGCTCCGCCTCGATGCGAAAGGAAATTTACGCTTAACTTAAAATAGAAATAATGGCTAATTTAATATCAAATATACGTGACTGGTTCGACCGCCCCACACGGTCGGAAATAATGACCCTGGCTCGGAAAGCTTCAAGCAAAAAAGGTTTGAAGCTGACGGCACAACTGCTCCAGCAATCCGACTCGCTTACAAAAAAAGATATAGCGGACTGGCGCAATGCTCACCAGATGGCTATCGACTACGAAAACCCGAACCGTAGCCGGCTTTATGACATTTACGGAGATGCCGTGTTGGACGCTCACCTGTCCGGCTGTATCGGCCAACGCAAAGGAAAAACGCTGCAAAAGGACTTCCGTCTTGTAGGACAGGACGGCAAGGAAAACGCAGAAGCCACCGAACTGCTGCAACAGGAATGGTTTTCCGATTTTATGGATCTTGCCCTGGACTCACGTTTCTGGGGTCCCACGCTTATACAGCTGGGCGATATTGTTAACGATGAAAACGGCATTATGCGTTATGACGGGGTGGAACTCGTGCCCCGAAAACACGTTGTACCCGAATATGGGGTCGTGGTCAAATCACCGGGCGACGACTGGCGCGGCGGTATTTCGTATGTGGAGGGGGACTTTGCAAACTGGGTTATTCCTGTGGGTAAGGGTCGCGACCTCGGTTTATTGCTGAAATGCTGCCCGTCCTGCATCAGCAAAAAAAATATGCTGGCGTTCTGGGATATGTTCGGCGAAATTTTCGGGCTGCCTATGCGTGTGGCTCACACTTCCAGTCCTGACGAAGAGGAACGCAGAAGGGTGGAAAATGCACTCGAAACCATGGGTACGGCTTTCTGGGGACTGTTCCCGGAAGGCACCGACATTGAAATTAAAGAAACAAGCAGGGGCGATGCTTACAACGTATATGACAAACGGGTAGATCGCTGCAACTCGGAACTATCAAAGGCCATCTTGATGCAAACCATGACCATTGATTCGGGTTCGTCCCTGTCTCAGTCGGAGGTGCATCTTGAAATTTTTGAGCGTGTCACCGAAAGCGACGCGGCCATGGTGGCCAACGTGGTTAACGGGCGACTGCTGCCGCTCATGGTTCGCCACGGCTTCCCGGTCCAGGGGTTGCGTTTCCAATGGAACAACGCGGCCAGTTACACGCCTGCCGAACAGCGCGAAATTGAACGCCTGCTCCTGGAGTATTACGAAATTCCACCGGAATATTTCACGGATAAATACGGTGTGCAGATTTCCGGGGCACGCGAAGCGAAAACACAGCCGGACCGTTTTTTCGACTAAGCCCCGCCCCTAATGCCGGGCTGCGGGGCTCATATCTTGCGTTTAACCGCGCTTTGGGCGACTTGTATAGCGGAGACCTCCTGCAACTTGCGGAAGGTGACAAACTCCCTAATTTCGACGATACGGCATTTTTTGACGCTGCCGACATGGTTTATCATGCCGGTGGATTCGATAATGCCCAAATGAATACCCCCGAAGCTCGCCGGCTTATCGGTGAAACATTAAAACAGTTGGTAACGGGTATCAGTTCAGGGCTTCCGCATGAAGTTCCGGAAACGGTCAGATATGCACTCGAAAACAACGCCTTTATTTTCTCCGGCTTCAAGGCGTTTCACACTCTCCGCGAAGTGGGGCTCTCCCTGCTCGATGAGAAAGGAAACATAAAGTCTTTTGAAGCGTTCCACCAGGATGCGGTAAAGGTTAACAACAGGTATAATCATAACTACCTGTACGCGGAATATAACCACGCGGTCGGCGCTTCCCTCATGGCTGCACGCTGGCACCGGTTTGAAGCTGACGGCGACAAATACGACCTACAGTACAGAACGGCCGAAGATGACCGCGTGCGTGAGGATCACGCCATTCTGAACGGTACAACCCTGCCACCGTCCGACCCGTTTTGGGGCAAATACCTGCCGCCGAATGGGTGGAACTGTCGCTGTACAGCCGTGCAGGTCAGAAAAGGGAAATATCCGCTTTCTGACCCTGAATTATCCATGAAACGGGGTGATAATTGCACCGAAACGGCAAAACAGCAGATTTTCCGCTTTAATCCGGGTAAGGAACTGGCGCTGTTTCCACCGAAGCACCCATATTACAAAGCACCTACAGAGGTTAAAAAGATAATTGAGGAACTTAGCGACGAACAGAAAAAAGAAAAGCGAATTGCTGAAATGGTGGCCGAACTTCCGGACAACTTGACTGACGAAGAAAAAAAAGCTATTGCAGAGCATAATTTGGAACTGGAAAACGCTCTCGGAATTACCAAGGGTAAACCTATGACCGTAGAAGAAGCGGACAAACAGTCTGCCAACCCAAACCATGTGCCTGAATTTATCCGCGATCCCAAAGGCTCTTATGTGGATAAAGCAGGAGTTCATTATTCCCGAAACCCAAAGTATGATGCAACAAAGCACAAGAGGTTTGGTATAAACTGCCAAACATGTGCCCCGGCTTATGCTCTCCGTTTAATGGGCTTTAATGTTACGGCTAAAGGTAAGACCCCAGGTACTAAAATGGATTACTTATCACGCCAGCACTCTTTTGAAGCATGGAAAAATACCGACAATACACCAGCAGTACCGACCCTATATTGTGATTGGATGAACTCTAAGAAGTACAAACAAATGAGTCCAAAACGCTATGCGGAATTTTTCAAAGAAACATGTAAGGAACCAGGAGTTTATATCGTTACTATTGGTTGGAAAGGTGGTGGCGGTCATGCTACGATTCTGCAAAAGTTCCCGGACGGCTCCCTGAAATATATAGAGCCACAACATTATGAAGCGGAATTGGGGGCTCTGCGTTCTATTGATGAATTATGTAACAGTGGGGCGACAAAGCCAATCAGCACACGCGGAATTTTGAGAGTGGACGACAAATTATTCAATACCGACTTCGCCGAAATCTTCGATAAATGACCCGATTATTTCAAGTGCAAAAAAATCCGACACTTCGGTCAACTCGTCACCTTTCAACAGGTAAACAGTGGGGAAGCCAGCGTCCACATCGTCAGGGAAATGGTAATAAAAAGCCTCGGCACCCTGATACTGTCCAAGGTGCTCTACATGGTCGCCGTACATATCAATAAGATACTGCGCCGCTTGTTTGACTTTTGATGGTATTTTCATAATGCCACAAAATTACAATTTTTATTTTGAAAATCAATCATTAAAAACAAAGTAAATGCTCAGTGCCAACGAATTAAAAAACGACATTCTAAACGACATGCGGGTGGAGCTATCCGATGAGTTCGACCGCAACTTTGAGCGGAAGGCTTTTTTTACAGAGAAATGGAAGCCACGAGCACACGATTACCCCAGGGGTTCGCTCTTGATTGTGACCGGTGCCATGCGCCGCTCCACTCAGGGGCGTGTAGAGGGTAACGGCGTCCGCTTTTCGTCTGCACTCGCATACGCGGAAATTCACAACGAAGGCGGAACAGGCAGGAAGCCGGTAAAATCCCACACCCGCAGAAGCAGGAAGGGTAAAACCTACACGGTCCGCGCCCATACGCGAAAATTCACCATGCCCAAACGTCAGTTTATCGGAGACGGACCGGAAACCCAACGCCTGATCCGAAACGTGATTGAGGACAACCTGAAAAAATATAATTTGTCACTAACCAATTTTTTAAAGAAATGAGAAAAGCCATTTTTTTAGCCATTGCGGACGCTCTTTCGTCCATTGAACCGACCGCGGCATTTCCTGAAGGGGTGCCTTATATTGACCTTTGGAACGACCAGGTAAACCTCCTCGGTGGTGGTTCTGTCTTTGAAACACCCGCCATATTCGTGGAATTTGAACAAATCGACTGGCACCAGCAGAATACCGGGGCACGTCGGGGCGATATCGCCGTGCGCCTCCACATTGTTACCCGTGCTGTTCCGGTTCATGGCCATAAGGACAAACGAATGGGTGAAGCTCTGGCGGTGTTCGACCTCATCAACAGCATTAACGCCAAAATGCAGGGGCTGCGCGGGGAAGGCTTCGCCGGCTTCCAGCTTACGACCTCAGCAACGAACCATAACCACACCGAACTCGTGGAAAATGTGGAACGGTTGGTAACGTCTGCACAAGACTGCACCGCCATGAGGCCATTTAAGCCCGTTTCTGTCGCTTCTGTGGCCATTTCATCACCAAAGTAATACAATATACCCCCGGCAGTTTTTACGCTGTCAGGGGTATTGTTTTCAATTACTCCGAAAAGAGGGGTAATTCAAATTGCCGGGCTTTCTCTGCTTCTTCTTCCAAAATGCCTAAATAATTCAGGTAGGTGCGGTAACAGATCCGAAATTCGGGCTCTATCCAATGCCGCCAAACTGCCCTGTAACATCTTGCCTGGTTCCCGGCTTCATAATGTAAGGCTGTGATTTCCTTAATTTTCTGCGCACGCGCCACAGTGCTTTTAAACCTTTTTTTCATTGCCATTTGCCCGAATTTTACTACCTTTGCACCGTCCTTTTACATCGGGCGGTGTCTGGTCGTGGGCTTTCGGGCAAAGCAAATGAACTTACACCTCCCTTTTTTTATACCTCAGCCTCCGGTTTGGCAGGTTCCGGCTCCGTTTCTATCAAATCAACGTCAGTTATACCCAGCGGAATGTTTCGCCAGCCGTTGGCGGTTGTTTCATCACGATATTGCGCCCTGATATAACGGCGTGTTTCAGTGGGCATGTAACTTTCCTGAATGATTTTAACGCCCTCAATGAACTGCTCATCCTTACTTTCTTCCGCCATTTTTGCCAACTGGAGCACACGGCTTGCATTGAGGTTGCCTTGTTTGTCCTTGCTCAACAGCCTAAGCACGGTATTTACAAGGGTTTTGGTCTTTTCATCTGTCGCAAGGCTTTCAATATACTTGCGTACCATTGCGATGCCTGTCTCTGCCATATCAGACCAGCCGTCCACCGTATTGACACCCAAAGTAAGACGCAAGGTGCTTTCACTATTGGTAAATGTGTGGCTGAACTGCCCGTCTTCCTTGAATCCTACGACCTCCTCTTTCATCTGTAACACGGTCTGGAAATTACCGAAAACCGCATCTTTTACGGTGCGTATGTCCTGGCTTAATCTGCGAAGTTCCGGGACTGCCTGTGCCAGTTCGTCATCGACCATTTGCTGGTAGGTGGCACGCTGTTGTTTGCGACGCTCTGCGGCTTCTTTTTTCTTTTTCTCTGCGCGGAACGCTTCAAATTCTCTGCGTTCTTCCGCTGTCATTTCTACTTTTTCCATTTTATCTGTTTTTAATCAGTTATTAAATACCGTTTAATCGTCCTCCGGTTCATAGTCGGGAACAAATTCCGCCATATCGGCCTGTGAACCCGCCCAGTCTGACAATTCACGCATAAACTCGATATATTCTTCGTTTTCCATTGAGCAGGTCATTTCTTTAATAACCTGCTTTGCTTCATTCATTATTACCACATCAGCACCAATAAATTAAGAACAGGAGCAGCACCTGTAACAGTTGACCGACCAATCCGCCTAAAAGGGTGGCGGCTATGTCCAGCCAGTCCCATTTATTGCCATAGGCATAATCTTTATACTCCAGCCCCATGGCAACGCCAAGGGCAAACAGAAATGTGCCTACAAAGCCGCACAAAATGGCATACTTGAAATGTTTCTGCCTGTTGCTTTCTGTAATCCAGCTCATCGTCGTTATTTTTATGGTTTAACTTATCAGGCTTCGCCCTTTGAACCACCCATTATCGACTGCATCAGCATGGCATTGGTCAGACTGTCAACCGACTGCGAATCCTTTACCTTGTTATTGAAGGTCGCTATCAGGTTATAAAGTCGCTCCCTCGGTATCTTGTTGAAGTCATCGTAACCGGTAGCCCGGCAGGCTATGCCCTTGATTTTATTTATTCCTTGGCTTTGATAGGTGGAACGTAACCAACTGCCTATCGCCGCTATCACTCGTTTGCGCAACTGGTCAAGCGTGGCTCTGCCTTGTTTCTTGTTGACCATTTCGCTTAATTTCGCGCAAATGTCTATTAGTTGGTGTTGGTCCAGGTCGCGGCTGCTTTCCACGCCCCAACTCGACAAAAGGTCCTTTTTCTGGTCCTCTGTCATGTGAAGCACACCGCAAAGGGTGTGGAACTTCTTAAGCAATCCACGGTGGATCTGGTCCATTGTTTTATTTTCTCCCATAGTCTTTATTTCTTGATTTGATTTAACCAATATGCGTCTGCACCCTCCTGCCAAATTATGAAGTCTGCGCCGCCCTCGCCTTTGTCTGAATCCTCGTAACGGGTAGTAAAAAAAGCCTTGAAACCCTCTACATGAATTTTTATATCTGCATCATACCGAATGTGTACCCCCATTGTTCCGGCAGGTTCACCGTTACCGGTCTTTTCCTGACCTATGAAGATGAACAGTTTATCCGGAAAGTCATTTTTTAATTTCTTGTACTGGTCTTTATAGAATTTATCCAGATACTGGATGCTGTCTATTACGATTATGTCGGGGCTTTTCCGCTTTGCCAAACGTGTACGCAGTTCCGGTAATTCCTCTTTGCTAAGTAGTACAATGTTATTACCGGCTTCGGCCATGCCTACACGTTCCCAGGCTTTTTGAAGGGACAGGCTCAAACCCTGTTCGAGCGAATCATAAGCAACACGCTTGAACTTAGAAAGGTATTTGCAGAGCATCAGGGTGAAAGTGGTTTTACCGCTGCCACTTCCGCCCCAGATAAACCAGGAACCGCGCAGCTCGGGACGGCCGAAACTGGCCAAATATGGCCCGTCAAAATCGGCCACCTCAAACTGTGCCGCTAATACGTTCATGTTACTTATTGCTCTGCTCATATCATTTAAAATTCTATTGGCTTTTTATCCTTTACCACTATTCCACGAAAACCGGCACTACGCACAACCTTGGCAAATGCCATCCGCTTACGCTGTAGTTCTTTCAAATCGGTGCCGCTAACTGTTACTTCTATTATCCGCATACCGTGGAATTTACGCTGTTTCACGGTGAAATCCACCGGCAGATCCTTTTCAAGCCACAAGGCCATAAAATCGGGTACCTTGGTGGCTTCCAGCCCGAGGCTTATCTTGTAACTCATTTTGCCCATCCTTTCAAAAACCAAATTTTCATACTGTGGAAGCAATCATCCAGACACTCCCAAAACTCTTTAAAGCCGTCTATGTCTATGAACGCGCGGACAATTCCGAAAGGCAGGTAAAGCAGATAAACTGCCACCCAGGCAACGATCGCCAGAACCAAGGCCACGACCAAACAAAATTTCTTTAGTAATACTTTCGTTTTCATTTCTCACCTCCTTTCAAAGTCGCCCATACACTGCGTTTAACGCGGCGTAGGTCGCCCTCACTTTCGTTTATAATTCTGTTAATACCTTTGCTATCATTCAGACCGTTGGCAACGCATACGGCGGCTATGTCCTCGCTGTTGAGCAAAGGCAGTTTTACGAACTTGCGGCCGATACGGCTGTATATCTCTGCATAGCCTTTACGGTTCAGGCGCACACCGCGTTCAATACGCTTTTGCAGGTAACTGGTAGCAGTCAGGATAATGCCGCAATGTCCCTCCAGCTGATTATACAGACTGATAAAGAAATAAAGCACCTGGTCAGTCAGTTTGTCGGCTTCATCCAGTACAATAAGGGGCGCGTCCTTGCGTTTGAGCGTGTCCACTATATCGTCCATCATTTCGCCCACCGTGGTACCGCTGACACCCACGCCCATGCACTTGAGCAGTTTGTGCATGAAGGTGCGACGGTTCCAATATTCCGAACAGGTCAGGTGGTAGGCGTTGGCGTGTCCGGCTGCATAGTTCTTAATGGCTTCCGTCTTGCCACTCCCTGCCTCACCGGTGACGGCAAGCACCAGGGCATCAGCCTGGGCATTGGTCAGGGTGAAGGTCATACGGTCGTAGGCTTGCGTGCTGACCACCTGCCAACCCTCTACCTTTCCACCGGTCTGGGCGGCTACTGTGCGCCACATTTCGTCGCTGATTGTTTCCCATGAACCGGCAAGTATTTTGCTGATAGTGGCAGAGCTTACTCCGTTCATGCTGTTGGCTGCTTTGTTCTGGCTACCTTTTTGGTCGCAATATGCGCGCAGCTGGTCGCAAATCTGTTGTTTTTGGTCCTTTTGCATCATATTTAAATAGTATTTAAGTATCTGTTAAATCAATGTTTTAGAATATCGAGTAATCGTTGGCGCTGTATTCGGCCGCGTCTGTCCGGTTGGCTCCTTGGCTTATCGGCATTTCCACTGTTTCCACCTCTATGGCTTCAATTTCAGCAGCTGCCAGACGTTTGAGGCTTCGGTTGTTCTTGTGCTGTCCCCGGCTATCAGTCAGCAGGAGGCGGTCTTCAACACTTCCGCGCAGTGCTGGGGTTCCGTGGATAAGCTGCTCCGTTCGTTCCAGGTCTATGGCCATTTGCTGGGCTTTAGCTGTTTCCAGTTGCTTGTTATACTCTCGGATCCTTGCCAGCTGTTCCGCATCGCCCGGCTGGCGGTCTGCCAGTGCCATAGGCTGCACGTATTTCTCCTCAAGCATGTAACGGCGGCTGCCGTCGGCATTCACTGCAAGCACTTGGCTGAGGTCGTCAGGGTCATACTTCACCGTCCAGCGTTCAGAAGCGTGGTCGCGGAATGTCAGGTCGAAACAATCGTAATCCCTTTTAACCCCCAAAATGGTGGGGCGCAACCCGCAACCCTCCAGCACATTTTTAAAGCCTGTTTCCGCTCCGTAGTTCAGCAGGTAGGTTTCACGGCTCAACGGCAGACGGTGTTCGTCTTTCAGCTTGGCGGCACCTTGAAGGTAGGCCTCATATTTCAACTTTCTTTCAAGCCGCATCATTTCATCAATCTGCGCCCTTACGCCGGCTTCATCGGGGAAACTGTGGCGTTTCCGGTTCAGTGCGTCACTGTTGGGCTGTCGCTTCGGGTTTGAAGTGATACCGAATCCCGACCAGTTGTTGCACAGAAGGCAGTAAGTCGTATTCAGGTGGTTGAAATAAGGCTCTACTGGCTTTGCCTTTGCGTTGTGAGCCTGTGCCGGTGTCACCTTGCCACCCATGACGGCGTAAAGGTCGTGCATGGTCTTGATTGCGTAACGGTCGCTTTGAATCTGGTAAGCTCTGAGCATTTCGCCCATGAGCTCCCGGCTATGGATCGCGGCGTTGCGTAATGCTGCCTTTATCAATTCCGGGCACTCATGCGAACCAACGGCATAACCTATAGGGTAATCGTTGAACACGTCCAGAACCACAACCATAGTTAGGCGATTGGTGTAGGTGGTTACGCTGTGCCCCTTTTTATCGGTCTTGGTTGACTGGTAAAGAAGTTCAACCGTCCAACCGTCAAGCGACCACATCAGGAACGGCGTACTCGGCCGTCTGCGCTTCACTTGCATAGTTACATGGTTGCGGAAGTTCGACACTCCCAAGCGTCCGGCTGTTACCACTGCGCCCAGTTTTTCACGCCATACGCCAACAGTCGCGGCGGTGATTGGTTCCCATTCCTGTTGTTCTGCCATGGCATTGTAAAGCCCTGCAATCTTAGTATCAGGTAAGTTGTTTGGGTGGCATACCAAAGCCGACATATAACTGCGCTGGAACTCATCTACAACCTTGTCGGCGTTACCGTTCAGGAACTTGCCGGAAATAAAGCAGTCATAACCTTGCTCCAGGTATTCGCTGAACTTCATTTGTAAGCGTCTGGCACTGCGTGGCAATGAGTTTGGGAAGCGGTCCGCAAGGTATTCAAGCGAATTGGCAGCCTTGCGCCAGAACTCACCCAGGGGCGGGCGTTTCTTTCCAGCTCTGTTGCGCTTGCTCTGGCAGTCCTCGATACAACGGCGGAAAGCATTCATTACAGCGCAATTATTGGCATACTCCAGAACCTTATCATCGGGCAATTTTCGGCCGTCTGCCAGCGTATAGCCTTGGTAATAGTCCAATGCCTTACCGTCCGGCTGTATGGTGTCTAAAAACTCCTTGCTGTCTGCCTGTTCCTGCAAATCTGGATTGCGCTTGTATATCTCCGTGCGCCATTTCAGTGGGAAGCTGTCAACTTCGTAAAGAGCAGCACGTCCGTTACCTCCCTTTTGGGCTTGCACCACACGACCACGTCTGACCAGATTGTTAAGGTTAGCAGTCGTTATAATACGCCCTGTAAGTTCCGCGTGGCTGATACATATTTTTCCGTTTACTACTTCCATACTTGCCCTCCATTACATAGCCTCCGCCTCTATTTGTATTTCTGAGAGCTTCGGAAAATCCACATTATCCCAATGACTGATCCGTTCACCTTTGCGGTTGAACAGGTCCACATTTCCATTACCTTTGTCAACAATCAACTGCACACCATTATCGAAATTCTGAACCATAACGCTGCGTCCGTCTTTGGTTGTATTGTGCAGGGTTTCGCATTCAGGGCAGTGGTGCATAGGCTTACCCTGATAGTCACGAACGGCAACATAACGGACCTTACGCGCCAAATCCGAATTTTTACGGTAGGTCAGTGCCATATACACAAAGGTTTCAGTACACTTGAACAGCTTCGACAACTTGGTTTTTGCTGCATTGGTTACATCTACGTAACGTTTTGAGGTTGTTTCCAT